CAAATTGGTAACTCCGCTTATTAAAGCGGTGCAAGAACAACAAGAATTAATAACAACGCTACAAGCTGAAGTAGCACTTTTAAAGGAGAAATAAAATGGCAATAGGATATACTTGGGACGTTTCAACAGTTGATACTTACCCAACTAAAGATAGTAAAAGCGATGTAGTCTACAACGTACATTGGAGATTAACAGCTACTGACGATACTAATAAGGATAGTGACGGTAATAACTGGACAGCTAGTTCTTATGGTACACAAGGTGTAGATACTGCAGACTTGTCAAGCTTTAAGGCTTTTGCAAGTCTTTCAGCTTCAGATGTTCAAGGCTGGGTAGAAACAGCTATGGGCAGTGATGATGTTACAGCTTTAAAAACTGGTCTAGATGCACAAATCGCATTACTTATCACACCAACATCCGTTACTAAAACAATAGGATAAACACTATGGAATTAACACCATACTTGTTTTGGAACATCTTCATAACATTGGTGTTAGCTCCAGTGCTTTATGGTATTAAAAGTAATACTAGTGAAGCCAAACGCATAGATATACTCTTAAATAAAACACGTGAAGAAATGGCACGTGAGTATGTCACAAAAACAGAATTAAAAGAAAATTTTAATCTATTAATAGATAGGTTAGAAAAACTCCATGAAAAGGTAGATAAGCTTTTTGAGGTAAAGTAAAATAGGTATATAAAGATTATGAAACAATCAAAACGTAAAAGATATAGTACAGGTAAAAGAATATCATATAATCACGGTGGACCACATACAATGGGACCGGGTTCTATGCCTAAACCTAAACCTAAAGAAGACCCTGTAGTTACAGGAGGTCCAGTAGGTCCGGGAATACCGTTTAATCCTAAAGACAAAGGTAATCCTAAAGATGATTTCATATATGCTGGAGGTGATGACCCTATTAGTGGAAAACCGGGAGGACCAAGAGGACCGGGAAATGGAAGACCTCCTTTTGTTCCACCTAAAGACCCGCCACCTAAGGTACCACCACCACCGCCACCTCCTGATGAAACTCCTCCGGGGGAAATACCTATAACAGGAACTCCAGAGCAACTTCAAGAAGAAAGAGGAAAAAGAGTTATTCAAACTGGAAGAACTGCAGAACAAATAGCTGCTGGAAAAATTCCAGAAGGTGTTGTTCCAACTGCAGAAGTTGAAAAAATTGGAATGGAAGGAACTGAAGCAGATACTGTTACTTTAGACCCTACACAAAAAGCAGAAGTAACTACATTAGAGCAAGAAGCTCAAGAAGATGTAGCGTTAGGAGAAGCTAAAAAAGGTGTTACTCCTGAACAAATTAAAGCAGCTACAATAGAAGATGTAAAATTAATAGGAGAAGATGAAGCTCCTGAAGTTACTGAAGCTATTGGAAGCTTATCTGATGATGCTATTCCTAAAATACAAAAAGCTGCAGAAGTAAGTCCTACACAAGCAGCACAAGTTGCACAAGAAGAAATTGATAAAGCTCTTGCACCTGAAGTAAAAGGTAAAGTTAGTCCTGAGTCTTTAGTTGAAGCATTAGATAAAAGAGCTGCAGCAGTTGTTGCACCTGTTGACGATGCTGATGTATCTACAAGAACTGCAGAAATAATAAATGAAAAACAAAAAACAGATATACTTTCTAATGTTACAGGTGAAGGTGTAAACTTAGAAGATATTCCACAGTTTAATGTTATTGGTAAAAGAACAGCTCAAGTTGCAGAAGCTAATACAGCTATAGCACAAGAGCTTGGTACAGCCCCTAGTGTAGACGCTACAGAAAGAGCAGCTATAACTTCTGATGGAGTTACTAAAGGTGATGCTGCTCAAATAGGTGGTGTTCCAACTTTACAAGCTGCATCAAGACAAGCAGTAACTGGAGAAGCTCGTAAAACTGCAGCAGCAGATATGTTAGCTGTTGTTGGTGAAATGCCACCTGAAGTAACAGCAGCAGTTATAGAAAATCCTGCAGAAGTAGAAGCTCAATTAGATACTCAACCTGTTAATGTTCAAGCAGCAGTAGCAGCACTACCAAAAGAAGCTTTAGTATCTACACAAATGGAAGGATTACTTGCTGGTATAGAAGAAAATAAAACGCCAGTATGGGCTAGACCAGCTGTAGATGCTGTTAATCAAATGATGGCTCAAAGAGGACTATCTGCATCAACTGTAGGTAGAGATGCATTGTTTAATGCTATTATTCAAAGTGCTTTGCCTATGGCACAATCAAATGCAAGTGCTTTACAAGCTAGAGCACAGCAAAATTTAAGCAACGAGCAACAGGCTAATTTACAAGAAGCTAATCAAGTTATGCAACAAAGAATGGCTAATCTTGCTAATAGACAAACAGCAGCTTCACAAACTGCACAAATGGCACAGCAAGTTGTATTAAAACAAAGTGAGTTTGAACAACAAGCAGTTATAACTACAGCTCAACAAGGTCAGCAAACAAGAATGCAAAACATTCAGAATGCTCAACAAAGAGCTTCGCAAGAATCTGCACAAAGACAACAAGCTGCTTTAGCTAATTTAGATACAGGAACTAAACTTGATTTAGCTAATCTTGAACAACTTAATCAAGCTGGTAGAGATAATTTAAATGCTGAACAACAAGTAAGACTTACAGAGTTTCAAGCTAAAGTAGATAGAAATGCTAGACAAGCTGAACTTAATCAGCGAATGGAAGAAGTAAATCTTAGTAATGAATTAAAAGTAGAACTTGCAAACTTGTCAGAAATGAATCAAGCTGCAAGAGAAAATATGTCTGCTGAACAACAATCAAGACTTACTAATCTTAATGTTCTTGTAGACTTTAAAAAGACTAATGCTTCGTTAGCTCAGCAAATGGACTTAGCTAACATGTCTGCTGAGAATCAAATGGAACTTGCAAACTTGCAAGAAAGAGCTGCTGCAGACAGTGCAAACTTTACAGAAGCTAATAGATTTAGATTACAAGAACTTACAACTACTGCAAGTGTGTTATCACAAAATGCAGAATTAAAACAAAGAGCAGAGTTTGCTAAGTTAGGTGCTGAAGAAAAAATAGCACTTGCAAATCTTACAGCTAAAAATCAAGCTGATAGTGAAAGCATGTCTGCAACTAATCAAGTTGAGTTAGCTAATTTAAATAAGAAGATGAGAGTTGCTGAAGTTAATGCTAATTTAGCACAACAAATGGGACTTGCAGAGCTTTCTAATGAGCAACAAGCTGCAATGACTAATGCTCAAATTAATGCTAACATGGATATGGCTAATTTTAATGCAGAACAACAGACTGCTTTAGCTAACAGTAAGTTTATGCAAACAGCTACACTTCAAAATCTTAATAACGAGCAACAGGCTGTTATGCAAGATGCAACTACTAAAGCTTCGTTAAACTTAGCAGAGCTTGACTCACGTACAAAGTTAGAAGCACAGAGAGCATCTTCGTTTTTACAGATGGATATGACTAATCTTAATAACGAGCAACAAGCTAATATGTTATCTGCTCAACAAGAACAACAAAGATTATTGTCTAATCAATCTGCAGAGAACGCTGCTAAACAATTTAACGCTACATCAGAAAATCAAGTAAATCAGTTTATGGCTAGTCTTAATTCACAAATGGAACAATTTAATGTTAGTCAATTAAATAACATGGAACAGTTTAATACACAATCTGAAAATGCTGCAAATGCTAGAGACGCTAACAGGACTGCAGATGTTAATAAAGCTAATGCTGCTATATTAAATCAAGTTAGTCAGTTTAACGCCCAGTTAGATTTTAACAGACAACAATGGAATGCTGCTAATGAACAAGCTGTAATTAATTCTAATGTTACTTGGAGAAGACAATCTAATATGGCAAACACTGCAGCACAGAATGCAGTTAATCAACAGAACGCACAGAACGCTTTTGGATTAACTTCATCAGCTCAATCATTCTTATGGCAAGAATTAAGAGACCAAGCTGATTATGATTTTAGATACGCAGAAAATGCTGCTAATAGAAAATTACAAGCTATGATAGCTGCAGCAAGTGCTGAAGGAGACGCAGCTAAAAACTGGTCTTCTACATTTAGTAGTGCATCAAGTACAATAGATAGAATATTTGGAACATCTTAGGAGATAATATAAAATGGGAATTTTTAGTAAAATATGGAAAGGCATCAAAAAGGTAGGTAAAAAAATTGCCAAAGGTGTTAAAAAAGTATTTAAAAAAATAGGCGGTGCAATGGGTAAACTAGGAGTAGTAGGGCAGTTAGGAATGATGTTTCTTATGCCATATGCTATGGGAGCCTTATCTAGTTTTGCCGGTTCGGCACTTGGAACAGTTGGGCAATGGTCTGCAAACTTACTAAGTAAATCTGGCATAGGTGCTAAAGCTTTAGGACATACTTTAAATATGGTACACAAGGCAGGAACATTTGCTGGTAAAGTCTATACAACTATTTCTGATACTATTGGTAATGCAGTTGATAGAGTTGGTAACTTTGCAAAGGGAGAAGGTTTTACTTTAAGCGAAGGAAGAACTTCTATATTTGCAAAAGGTAACGAAAGGTCTTTATTATCTACAGAAGGATATAAACTTCCTGAACCTACAGTAGTTCCTGAACCTGTAACAGTTCCTATAACTTCAGAAATTAAATTAGACCCAGAAGCTTTATATCAAGAAAGTATTAAAGAACAGTTAAGTAAAACAATACCAGATGCTTTAGGTTTAGAAACTGCTCCAAAAAGTTCTTTATTAGACTTTGATGCTTCTAGTTTTGAAATACCTAAAATAGATATAGCAGGAAATGCTGTACAAAATGTTTCTCCTGATTTAACTATGGGTGATAGATTAAAAGAATTTGCAGTTGGTAAATTTGAAGAAAGTGTAGAAACTATAAAAGATTATAATCCTGCTAAAGCTTTAACTCAAAGTGTTGATAAAATTATTTATAATACAGCTTTAGAAGCTGGCGGTGTAGATACAACTGCTGATTACATTGATGAAAGAACTGTTATTAATGTTCCAGAAATGTATGATGTAGGCTCTACTAATCCGGGTGTATTTAAGGAAGTAGATTTTGCTTTAAGTAAGATGGGCAATGCTTGGATGGGTAGTAACTATACTAACTCTAATTATATAAATAATTTATTAGGAGAGGGAACTTCAGCTTATGATTCTTATATGAACCAATTTGCACAGTCTCAAGCTCAACCTTTACAAATACAAATATAAATAATAGGAAAATAAAATGGTACAAGAAGAATATAATCCAGAAGCTGTAGAAGCTTTTGCAAAAGCAGGAAGACCAATTCCGGGACAATCCCTTACGTCTAATCCAGAAGAAGTTAGACCTTTTGAAGGTGCTCCAGAGTTTACAAATTTTAAAGAAGCTTTGGATTATACAGTAGGTGAACTTTTAGAAGAAGAAGCTTACATGTCTATAGTAGGTGCTATAGGTGATGGTGTACCTGTTATTGATTTAGTAATGCAAATTACTTATGTAGGATTTAGAGAAGGTAAATGGAATCCTGATTTAATGATGATGTTAGTTGAACCATTAATATATACTTTAATGGCTTTAGCAGAAAAAGCAGATATTGAATACAGAATAGATGATGAAGATGATGAAGATGATGAACCTGCTGAATCTATATTAGAAGAAAAAGCTAAAAACATTGCAGACTTAGCAAAAGCTAAATTAGAAAAATCAGGCAATATTCCTTCAGGAGCTATACCTACAGAAATTGCACAACAAATAGAAGCTGCTGAAGTTCCAGAAAGTTTATTAGCTAAACCTGAACAAGAAGAAGAGGTTATGGTAGAAACTGTTACTGAAGAACCACAAGAAAGTTTATTAAATAGAGGACAGTAAAAATGGCAAGATATGATTATGAAAGTCAATTAACTTTTGCAAGAGAGCAATTTGATGAAGCTGAAAAAAGAGGTAAAAAAAGAGGTAAAGAATTAGCTCGTGAAGCTCTTAAAAAACAATTTGTTGGAGGGCTTATAGGTGCAGGATTACAAGGTGTTAAATCTTTACTTGACCAAAAAGCCGATGCTTTACACTTTTCACAAGCTCCACAAAGAGCTAGATATGAGCAGATGTTAAATCAACGTACAAGCATACAAAATACTCTTAAGCCTTACATAGCTCAAGGTGGTAATAAAGAAGATTATCTTACTAATTATTACTATGATATATATAAAACAGAAGCAGTTAAAGCAAAACCTAATGTAAAGGAAGGAAGTTATGATGCTTGGTTAAGAGAAGAGGCTGGTAAAAAAGCTAAAGCAATGATTCCTGTATTTGATAAAATGCAACAAGAATCTTTAGATGTACCTACTTTTGAAGAGTTTCAAGCTCAGTATACTAAATATTCTAATCAAGTAACTCCTAGAAGTCTAGGTGGAGCAGCAGTTAAATATGTTAAAAATTTATTTGATAAAGAAACTGATGAAACATTAGCTTATAAAAATGAAAAAGCTAAAGATGTTTTATATGGTACTTCTTTATTTAAAGAGTCTAAAGAATTAAAAGGAGCTATACAAGAATGGAACGCAGCAGGTAATGGAGTTGTAGACATTGTAAAAGCTTTAAATGAAAAAGCTAAAAAAGGTGAGCTAAACTATAAAATTAAAAAATCTGAATTTAATAAAGTAAAAGTACCTGTAAAAGGAGGTACTCAAGAAGTAACTCAATTTGTAGCTCAGTTTGAAAAAGAAGACGGAAGTGTTGGTTTTTTAGTTGAACCAATTTCTACTGGTAATTTTACACCTGAAAAAAAAATAACTTATACACAAAATGATTTAAATATGGGATGGTCAGATACTGAAACAGTTCTTAAAGATTTTGGAGATAAAAACTTAATTAAAATAAAAGACAATTTAAAAAAAGAAAATATACATTTAAGTTTTGCTAATTCAGTATTAGTTACTTCTAAATTTTTACAAGATGAATACGGTTTTAATAAATCTGAAGCTAATCAAAGAGCAGCATTATTTTTAACTGAACAAGCTAGACAGATGGAAGGTCAAACTTCTTTACTAAAAGAATCAATGACTGATTATGATTTATTATTTCAAGATATTTTTATGAAAGATAAAAAAATTGAAGATTTAAATTATAATGAAATTAATCAAATTTTTAACAGTTTGCCTAGTGTTGTAAATAGAAATGAAGAATCTTTAAATGGAGAAAATTACGAAATATTAGTAAAAAAAATTAACATTAATAATAAATTATCTTTAGATGAAAAAATTGAACAAACTCAAAATTTAAATAAAATATTTTCTCAAAGTCTAGATGTTCCTATAGATAATAATATTAAAGTTTTGTTAGTTGAAAAAGAAAGATTAGTAAAAAAAGAAGAAGAAAAAAAAGAACAAGAAAGATATTACACAGCTCCTGATGGAACTATGTTTAAAGACGGTAAAATTATTTATAGAACACCTTTTGGTAGAACTTAAAAATACATGGCTTTATATAATTACACAGGAACTGTTACTTACGGAGATTTAGCAAAAAAAAGCTATACATTAGATGACCTTGAAAGAGATGATGAGTTTCAAAAAACTTCAGAAAGATTTTTAGAATCTGTAGGTGAAAAGTCTGATGACGTGTTTGAGTATCTAAGAGACTCTGATTTTAATTTATTTTCAGGAATGAATAGAGCCATACAAAGTGGTAAGTTTGATGAACAACAAAAACAAGACTATGCTTATCTTCGTTCTAAGTTTGATAATGCAGATATGGGAAGCTTTAAACAGTATGCTGAACTTATTAAAGATGCAACATTAGATATTGCTACAGACCCTACAGCTATAACAGCAGCTTTACTTACTCCTATAACAGGTGGTACATCATTAGCTGCAAGGCAAGGATTAACTACAGCAGCTTTACAAGGTTCTAAAGCTATAGCAAAAAATAAACTGCAAGATGTTGGTAAAAAACAAATACAAAAAGCTACAGCTATTACAGGTGCTGAAGTAGGAGCTTGGACAGGACTTGATAATCATTTCAGGCAGAACACAGAAATAAATGTAGACTTACGTAAATTATATTCTACACCAGAACTTGTAGGCTCTGCAGCTCTTGGAACTATTACAGGTGGAATATTTGGAAACTTAGCACAACGACATCGTTTGTATAACGAAGATTTGAATAGATTATTTACTAACGATGAGTACAGAAAAAATGCAGGTAGTGAGTTACTTTTTAAAGCTAGAAAAGCTAAAGATACTTTACTAGCTAATACAGTAGGTAATCCAACTAGAATACTTAGAACAACTTCAGAATTTTCTCCTAAAGCTAAAGAACTAGGTGAAAAGTTTAGTGAAGAATTTTCTAAACAAATAGGTAAAAAAACTACTAGAAAATTAGGATTTAGTTTTTCTGAAGACCTTAATAATACTAGAGGTAACTTTTTATTAGAGTTTGATGCTGCTGTTAAACCTATAAGAAAGACAGGTCATATTACTAAAGATAACGAGTTAGATGTTATTAGAATACTTAGAGGAGCTTCTGATAAAGGAGCTAGTAATGAAGTAAAAGCAACAGTTTTAAATTTAAGAAAGTTTTATGATAACATTTTAAAAGAAGCTGAAGAGGCTGGATTAGAAGCACCTAGAATTGAAAACTATTTTCCTCGTTCTTGGAACAGACAAGTTATAGAAGAAGATGTAGAAGGATTTAGAAAATTATTGTTGTCAGAAAAAGTAGAAGGAATTACTGCTAAAAATGTAGATGATGTTATAGAACAAATGTTGGATAAACAAAATGAACTTTTTTCTTCACATTCTATATTACTTACTCAAGCTAGAACATTTAGAAATTTAAAAGATAATAACTTTGAAAAGTATTTGACAAATGATTTAGTTCCAGTAACTACTAATTATTATATGAATGCTGCTAAAACTATAGAGCATAAAAAATCTTTTTTACTTCCGGGTAAGACTAATAAATCTAATGAGAATCAATTTATAGAAAGATATATTACTCCTATAAATCAAGAATTAAGAAAAGTAAGAGGTAAAGGACTTACCAGAAAAGATAAAAAAAGAGTAATTGACCTTTATAAATCTGTAACCGGACAAGTAGATTATTTTGATAATGGTTTAATACAAGGAATTTACGACACTACAAAACTTGCAAATGCTGTGGCTTATCTACCACTTGCAACTTTATCTTCTCTTACAGAGGCTATGATACCTTTAGCCAAAGCTCCTTTAAATGCAAATGTTAAAGGTATGCAATCTGCTGTAACTAGAGGACATAAAATATTTACTACAGAGATAGGAAGTATATTAAAAGAAAAACATAATATGAAACCTGATGAAATAGTTCAGGAAATGAATAGAGTGTTTATAGCTGTAGATGAAGCTATGGGAGATGTTACTAATAGAATATCTGGCGAAGGTTTACAGAATGAATTTCTTAAAAAACAAGCAAGAAGATTTTATAGATTTAATTTACTTGTACCTTGGACAAAAACTGTGCAACTTGCATCTTTTTCTACAGGTAAAGATTTAATAAGAGATAACTTAACAAAACTTAATAAGTTTAAAACTGGTGGAGAAAACATACTAAGTGAAATAGCTCCAATAAAAATTCAAAAGTTAAGAAGTGAGTTATTTGATTTAGGTATAGATGTAGAAGATGGTATTAGATGGTTAAATGCAGGAGCTAAACAAAGCGATGCTTTTTATAATGAGCAGTTAATTAGAGGTGCTGGTAGATTTACTAACTCTATTATCTTACCGACAGCTAGAGAGTCTGCAAGAGTACCTACTTATATGACTAATCCTAAGATAGATATTTTTACACAGTTTTTAAGATACCCTACAGTGTTTGGTAATACAATCTTAAAAAACTTTGCAAGAGATACAATTAATAATCCAGCTATGAATGCACCTAAAGTAGCTGCTTTTGTTGCAATGTCTACTAATGTTGCTAAAGCTACTAACTATTGGAGAACATCAGAAGAAAATAGAGAACGTATGGATAGTGGTGAAGATGCTTGGAAAGATACATTAAAATCTTATCAACGTGTAGGTTTATTAGGTCCTATAGAACATGTAGTTAGATTTACAGAAGCTTTAGCATATGGTCAAAGTCCTGCAACAGCTACTGCTAATTTAGGCGGACCAGTTCTTAATGATATTGTTGGTATGACTTTATACAATAGAGGATTACTTGAAACTGGTGCTAAAAAATTACCTTTAATAGGAACTAAAAACTTAATGAAAAAGTATACAGGTTTGGAACCTTATACTTCTATACAAAATATAGCTAAAGAAAGAGATAAAAAAAGACGTAAAAGTTTTGAAGATTTTGCATCTATATTAAATACTAGAGAAGAAAAATCTAAAAACTTTAAAAGTTCTTTTTCTCCTGCATTTAGAAGCGAGTTTAACAAAGGTGGTAGAGTTGGTTATGCTGAAGGTTTAGGAGTTTCTAAAAATGTTAGTAACGTTAAGAACGAGCCTGAAAATAGAATAGACCCTTTTACAGGACAACCTTACTCAGACCAGATGGCTAGATTAGGTTTGAATGAAGGTGGTATTGTAACTCCTGAAGAGAATAGATTAGGTATTTATAGTTATTTAGAAAATAAACAATTAAGACCAGAAGCTATAGTTGGGATTATGGCTAATATAGATAAAGAAACTGGAGTTGAAAGTAATAACTGGAGAGGTTCTTATAGTCATAAACAACAAGAAGTTGGCAATAGTAAGTTAGGTCAAGGGCTATTTCAATTTACTACTAAATTACATAAAGAAGGATACGAAAACTTTTTAAAAGATAACAAGTTAGACGATTCTAATGAAGCTAATTTAGAATATTTTTTAGATACAGTAATAAATCCTCAAAGTAAAATGAGAGAACAAATAGGTGGTCGTAATTTAGATGAACTAAGAGATGTTTTTGAAAAAGGAAACATACAAGAAATTACAGAAGCTATTAATAATAAATGGTTAAAGCCTAAAAGTTATGGGACAAGAGAAGAAAACCCAGAAGCTCATTTAAAAAACTTAAAAGATAGAAACTTTAGGGCTAATAGAATAGTTGAAGAATTAAATTTATTTAAAGACCAATGATACTTTACACAGAGGCACAACTTGAAACAGCTTATAACATCTATAGGCTACACCAACTAGGACAAGGCGTAGGCTTTATGGACTTAGAAAGCTTTAGAAAACTTTACGAAGACTTAATGGAAGGAATAGTATAGTGGGATTTCCATTTGAAATAGTAACTATGTTAGCTTCTACATTGTTAGGTGGCTTTATGAGTGTGTGGGCTGAGAGTCGTAAGGCTAAAGCTGAACAACAAAAGTTACTTATAACACGTGGCGAGTTTGAAATGAAAGCAAGAAAACAATCGCTTGACCACGGGTTAAAAGATAAAGGCTTTGCATGGACAAGAAGAATAATAGCACTAACATCTGTGTTTGCTATTGTATTACTGCCTAAACTTGTAGCTGTATATTATCCTGATGTATCTGTTACTGTAGGCTATACTAACTGGAATCCGGGATTTTTGTTCTTTAGAGAAGGTAGAGAAATATTTGAGTGGATAACTTTTCAAGGGCTTGTAATAACACAATTAGATACTAACTTAGTATCAGCTATTATAGGTATGTACTTTGGTGGTAGTTTAGCAAAAGGTAGATAATGAATACTAATCAATGGATGAACCTACTAGAAACAGTAGGAATACCGGCAGCTTTTGCATGTGCATGTGGTTATATGGTTTGGAAACTATTTCAACATTTAATAGCAGACGTGCATAAAAAATTAGATGTACAACACGGTATGATAGTAGCCTTAATAGATAGAATAAGACAGATGGATAATGACATGATAAGGATAGATTCTATGTGTAGAACAGTATTAGGAGTTCAAGTAGACGTAGATAGAATAGCAAGAGCAGATGGCAAAAAAGACCAAAGAAAAGATTAATACAATAGATGACATACACCCAATGACACAAATTACAATAGCTTCTATAATTCAAGTTTGTGTACTAGGATTTATGTTGTTATCTATGTTAATAATTAATAATTTATTTTAAAAAATATGAAATTAATACCGACATTTAAAAGCGATAAAACTATAAGGAACTGCAAGTTTTGTATGTTCTTTTGGACTATGCTTATTATGTTCTGGTCTCTTGATAGTTTAGCAGACGAAGTAGTATTTAAATTTAAAAGTCCTAGTTTTAGTGGCATAGGAACTTCAAGTCATTATCTTACAATACAAAATCAAGAGTTTAATCGTAAAGAAGCACTTAAAGCAGAGATAAAAGCTTTACAAGACCAGATAGAAAGAGACAAAGAAAATACAACACTTGCAAGATTTATAAGAAACTTAGAGTCTAGAATATATGCACAGTTATCTAGACAGTTAGTAGAAAATTTATTTGGAGAGACACCTTCAGATAACGGCATATTAGAATTAGAAGGCAATACTATAGAGTATAGTGTTGTAGATGGAATAATAACTTTAACAATTACGGACTCAGATGGGAACACGACAGTTATTTCTTTGCCTATTGGTAGCTTCACTTTCTAGTTGTGCAGTTCTAAATGAGAATAATGACTTAGTATTAACTAAAAAAATACAGTCTACTTCTACAATAGAGTTACAATCAGAAGAGTTAAAGAATTTACCACCGGCTAAGAACAAGCCAACAATAGCAATATACCCTAATAGTTTTAGAGACTTAACAGGGCAAAGAAAAAGTAATAGTACCTTTGCTTTGTTTAGTACAGCTATTACCCAAGCACCTGAAGCTTTTTTAATTAGAGCTTTTAAACATACATCAGGTGGAAACTTTTTTAGAGTTGTAGAAAGAGTAGGTTTAGATGACCTGACAAAAGAAAGACAACTAATTAGAAGCACTCGTAAAGAGTTTGAAGAAGACAAACAAATGAAACCTTTGCTATTTGCAGGGTTACTAGTTCAGGGTGGAGTTGTTAGCTATGAAGCTAACCTCAAATCTGGAGGTGCTGGTGCTAGATATCTAGGAATAGGTTCTAGTAAACAGTACAGAGAAGATGCAGTTACTATATCTTTAAGGTTAGTATCTGTGTCAACTGGTGAAGTACTTACAGAAACATTAGTTTCTAAAAGTATTTTATCAACAAGTATTTCTCAGGATATATTTCGTTTTATTGAAACTGGTACTGAACTAGTGGAAGTAGAAGGTGGTGTTGCTGAGAATGAAAGTGTTTCTATAGCTTTGCAAAAGGCAATAGAGACAGGTGTTTTAAACATAATAAAAATAGGAATAGAGAGAGGCTATTGGGAATATGAATAACAAATTAATACTAACTGCACTAGTGATTATGTCTATAATGACTTATGCAGCGGATAATGAGATATACGTTGAACAATCTGGAGCTACTGCTAATCTTGATTTAGAGCAATTAGGTTCTGCTAATATTATAGGTGGACTAAATTCCGTAGCCGGAACTTTAACACCTTTAGATTTAGACGGAACTTCTATGACACTGGATATAAACCAAATAGGTTCTACTAACAGTTTCTTAGGAGATATAACTGCTGATAACTTCACAGGCTTTTTTGAGTTTGATGGAAGCAGTAACGGTTTTACTATACAAGTTGACCCTACTAATACATATGGAGCTGATGGTTCAGATGTTAATGTAGATGTAACTGGTAGCAGTAATACTTTTACACTTGATTTAGCTACAAGCTCTATGTCTAGTAATACAGACTTAGACTGGATTATTAACGGAGATAGCAATACTATTAATGCTGATATAGATTATGACGGTGCTACTAACTACATGGATATTGATGGTGATTCAAACACTGTAAACTTTGACGGACAAGGATACGCAGGAGGTTACTTCTACCTTGACCAAACAGGTAACAGCAGAACTTTTAATATAAATCAAATGAGTACACTTGATAATGATTGGCTTAAAATATTGTCTACTGGTTCTAGCGGTACTATCTGTGTCATTCAGAACGATGGCGGAACCGCAGTCGGCTGTTGATATAGGTAATATAACAGAACTAAACGGTACAGGCAGGGTTGTAAGGGATAAAACCTTTAACGCTGCCTTATCTTTTAACATAAACAGTTTTGATAATGTCCAAACTTCTAACGGAAGATTGGGTATTACATTTAAAGATGACAGTCAAGTTAGATTGACTGAGCATTCTCAATTAATTATAGATGAATTTATCTATGACCCTGACCCATCTAAATCTAAGATGGCTCTACAATTTGCTAGTGGAACTGCAAGATTTATTACTGGTAAGTTAGCTACAATAGACAAAGAAAATATTCTAATAAAAACTCCTAGTGCTACGATAGGTATACGTGGAACTGATTTCACTGTAACTGTAGACGAACTAGGACGTTCTCTTGTTATTCTTTTACCTGACAACGATGGTCTACCTAGTGGTGAGATAGTTGTTGCTACAGCTATGGGACAAGTAGTACTTAATAAACCTTATCAAGCTACTACAGTTTCAATGTTTGAATCTGCACCAACTAAGCCCGTTATCCTTGACTTAACACTTGAGTTAATTGATAACATGTTAATTGTAAACCCGCCAAAGGAAACCGAAAGTGTACAAGGAGAGGACAGAAGTAATAGTACTGGCAACATTTTGGATGTTGACTTTTTGGAGTTCGATGATTTAGAAGTAGATTATCTTGCTGAAGATGAGTTAGAATTTACTGAATTAGATATTAATTATCTTGATGTAAACTTTCTTGAAGACTTGTTAGATATAATAGAAGACGTTAATGAATTAGAGCAGACAGAAACTTTACTTAATACATCTATAGATTTAAAAGGTACTCAAGTTGGGTATGATTCTTCTACGCAAATAAATACTTTTCTTACAGACAACCTTATAACTTTCTATAAAACTTTAGAAGATACAATAAGATTAGACTTAGACAAGTCAAATGCTTACACCGTTATTATGATACAAAACGGTAAGAGTACACAGATTATAGTTAATGGTGGAGGAGACTCTACTATTAAAATTACACAGGGAGACTAGCATGAAGTGGGCAATTACCTTATTAACTCTATTAACTTTACCTCTCCTCTTCAACCTTGCACCCTTAGAAGTAATGAGACTTAAAACTTTTGATGCTCTTGTTACAACTCCAGAACCAACTGGATACTTTTCAATCCTTAACATAGACGAACAATACCTAGATGAACAAGGTGGATATCCTCTGCCTAGAGAAACACTTGCAAAGATTCATAAAGATATAATGGATGCTGGTGCTTTAGGTGTTGGTTGGGTTATGTTATTCCCTCACCCAGATAGATTAGGCGGAGATGATGAGTTCTCTTTAGAGCTTTCAAAGTCTCCTAGTGTTATAGCTATGCCAGAAGTAGCTAACAATAACTATCCACAGACAGTAGGTACAGTAATCAAAGGACCAATAGTTTCGTTACCAAAAGCACAAGGCTTTTTAGAAAACATAGATGTATTAAAACAATCAGCAGGACAAGGTGCTATATCTGCACCGGTAGATGTAGATAACTTAGTAAGGCGTATACCTTTACTACAGCAAACAGACAATGGGTGGGTAGCTTCGTTTGGAACAGAAGTTTTAAAAATACTAGGAGGTGGTCAAACTTATCAGATTGTTACAAATCAGAATGGAATTGAACAGGTTAGAGTAAGAGGCATCCCACCCATCTCTACTGATAGTCTAGGACGTAAATGGATTAGTTGGGTTGATACACCACAGACAACACTAACTGAGATGAATGTTGCAGGTAAGTTTGTGTTTGTAGGCTTTACTGCAAAGGGAATAGCTCCGCAACTTGCAACACCTACCGGACTCTTAGAGCCTCATAAAATACAAGCAGCTCTCTCTGAAAGTATGTTAATGGATACACCACAGATACCAGACTACAGGTTGTTAGTTGAGTTCTTATTATTATGTGTCTCAGGCTTACTGACAGCTCTTGCAATCAACTATCTCGGTATCACTAAAGGCGTAGTATCATTCTTAGGAATGTTAGCAGGTGTAGGATATCTTGAATACTATTTTGTTGCTAATAATTTACTTATAGATGTTACATGGAGTATGACATGTATGACACTTATTGCAACTCAACAATTCTATCTTAACTTTAGAACACAATTTAAATTAAGACAACAGATTAAGAAACAGTTTGAACATTACCTTGACCCAAGACAAGTAAAAAGATTGCAAGATAATCCAGAGTTATTAAAGCTAGGTGGTGAAAGGCGTAAGTGTACGTTTTTATTTACAGACGTTAGAGGCTTTACAAGTTTATCAGAAAGATTGGAGCCTGAGAAAGTTGCAGAAATAATGAACAGAGCTTTAACTATACAAGCTGATGCAGTAAAGAAACACGGAGGTATGGTTGATAAATATATTGGTGATGCAATGATGGCTATATTTAATGCACCTATGGACTTAACTGACCACGAAACTAAAGCAATAAAAACAGCTCTTGAAATAAAAAAGAATATGCAAGAAGCAGATTTAGGAATTGAAATTGGTATAGGAATAAATACTGGAGAAGCTGTAATAGGTAATATGGGAAGTGATACACGCTTTGACTATACTGCTATAGGCGATGCTGTTAATTTAGCAGCTAGGCTAGAGTCTTCTACAAAAGAAGTAGGAGAAGATATAGTTATAGGACATAGCACAGCTAGTAACTCTACTATGCCCACTATATTCTTAGACCCTATTAAAGTTAAAGGTAAAAAAGACGATATAATTATTTATACTATTGAAAGCCTTTAAGTTGTTTCTGTAAGTACTCGTGTACGTTACCTAACTTATCCTTACCATGTCTAAGTATAGTTCTTATTAATGGTCTATCGTCTTGAGGTATAACATCATCTACCATATTTTCAGGTAGCATACTAAACTCTGTAACTATTTTATTATCTCTCGTTAGTAAAACTTTGAAGCTTATTAAGTTAGCTTCTTCTTTGTTAACCATTGGATTCCTTTAAATTTGTAAAGTTAATAGTATCCTGTCTGCCCCTTAGTCCTGCCTTCATATAAGTAGTAGCTCTGCCCTCAAAGAAATTCTGGTGCTCTACTCCTGTTACTTCATCAATCCAACCAAGAGGATTTTCTCTTTGGTCATAATTAGTTTTAAGTCCTAGTTGAAGTAATCTTCTATCAGCTATGTATCTGTTATATGCATACATATCTTTTTTAGTTAGTCCTTCTATGTCTCCCATATCAAACACTAAGTCTAAGAACTTATCTTCAAGCTCTACCATGTGTCTACATATTTGATATAGCTCTGCTTTAAAATCATCTGTCCATATCTCTATGTTCTCTTTAATAAATTCTCTAAACAATTTAGTCATAGCTTCAACATGCATAGACTCATCACGGATAGAGTAAGTAACTATCTGTCCCATGCCCTTCATCTTACCAAACCTAGGAAAGTTAAGTAGAATAGCAAAGCTAGAGAACAGCTGTAGTCCTTCTGTAAAAGCCGAGTAAACTGCTAGGGTTTTAGCAATGCTTTGTTTGTTAGCCTTAGTAGGCTTAAACTCTCCAACATAATCGTGTTTGTCTGACATCTCTTCATACTCTGCAAAAGCTTTGTACTCTATCTCAGGCATACCAACTGTATCAAGTAACAAGCTGTAAGCGTGTTGATGTATTGATTCCATGTTTGCAAAAGAACCCATCATCATTCTAGCTTCAGGTTTTTTAAAGATAGGCATATACTTATCTATGTACCCTGCTCCTACATCTACATCAGACTGTGTAAATAATCTAAATATCTGAGTAAGTAAATTCTTTTCAATGTCTGTAAGTTCTTGCCAATCTTTTACATCTGTATGTAACGGTACAGATTCAGGCATCCAGTGCATTTGATTTTGTAATACATAGTAATCAAACATCCACGGATATTCAAATGGTTTATAATAATCTCTATTGCCCAACA